GCGAGATTTACGACGATCACGCGGGGCGGCAACATCGCCGAGGAATGGGTTTGGATGAACTTCCCGCCGCCGCTGGAGCTTCACGACTACCGCTACCTGGGCCGCAACTTCCGCGAGCGCGAGCGCATCAAACGCAAAAAACTACGCTGGGTGAGTTTCATTCAGAAAATGAGCACCTTCGAGCGAGCTGCTATCCTCGACGCCATCAACGAAGAAAAGGCTAAAGGCTAAAGGCTAAAGGCTAAAGTCAGAATTGACTCCCCGCGCGTGAGCAACGATGCGCGCGATCCTCCTTTCTCTTGTTTTAGCCTTCAGCCTTCAGCCTTCAGCCTTCCCCGCGGTGACGCGCATCAACGTCGGCGCCTCCGCCAACGACATGACCGGCGATCGCATCCGCACCGCCTTGCAGATCGCCAACACAAATTTCTCAACGCTCGATTCACAATTTGGATTCGTCACGAACCTGCTGACGGTACCGAACATGGCCGCCCTTCGCGCCATGCCCGCGACCAACACGACTACCGGCTACCAGCTTATAGGTTACCTGAGCGCCAACGACGGCGGCGGCGGCACCTTCTACGTCGATCCGCTCGGCATAGAGAACGACGATCTGGGCACGGTCATCACGCCGAACAATAATGTCGGGAGGATAAAACGGCGCCTCGAGAACACCGATGTCTATCCGCAGTGGTTTGGGGGGCTGGTCAACAACGCGACGATTCAATCGGCCATTAACTACACGAGCGCGCGGGGGCAAGGAAGCATCTGGATCACCGCCGATTACCCCATCGACCCCGTCACCAACAAGATCACGATGCGCAGCAATTGCTCGCTCATCGGCGCGCCAGGCGGAGGACTGCACTTCGAAGGACTGCAAACCGCAAGCTGGGCTTTGCTCACCGTTCCGGCCGGCGTGACGAACGCCTCCATTGCGAACCTCAAGTTACGCGGCCGCCTGGAGACACCCGGCTCCACGAACAACACCGGCTATCTAATCGACCTGGGCGCAGTGACCAACTTTACCATTGGTGGCATTCAAGCCCGCGATTGGTACACGGCCTATTTCTCGCCACTGGACGGAAAAGCTTTCGAGAATCTCCAGGTCTTCGACGCAAACTGGCTCGACACGGTTCTGGGATACGGCGCCGTAGCCGATGGTTTTACAGATGACACGCGCGCCGTTCAGGATGCGATACACCACAAGCAGCTTTTCAACGGGAAGGTTTTTTTCCCCCGCACACCAAACCCCTTCCAATTGTGCAGCACGTGGGTGACTAACGGGTCGGTCATCCTCTCCGGGGATCAGGCCGTCATAGAACAGCGCTACCGCAACCCGACAGAGGGAACCTTGGCTCATCTCTCCTCCATTTTCACCATTACCGCTCATAACACAGTCGTCGAAGGATTCGTCTTGAATCAAGCCGGCCTCTTTCCCACGGCCGAGACCGAGAATAACACCGGCTATTGCCCCGCGATCAACGTTCATCTAGCGACCAACGTCGTCATTCGCAACAACCTTTTCAACCAGGGCACAGGCAAAGCCATCTCCAACGGCGGCGGATCCTACATGCAGATCTTGAACAACCGCTTTGTCAAAAGTGGGATCACCTTCGGAGTCGGCAACCGCCTGGACTGGCTCTTTAACGAGGCCACCTTTCCGTCCCGAGACGGCGTTTATCGCTCGCCTCTCGCCCCGCTCGTCCAGGGCAACACCTTCATAGGATCGAACCCGAATAAGATCTGCGTCCTGTTCAGCGCCTCGCCTGATTTCAAGTTCCTCGATAACACGATGATCGATATGGACACGCCCACCGGCGTGATCGTGGCCTACTCCGGTGACGCCGGCTTCACCGACGCCAACGGCACGAACATCTACAATTACCCCGGCCTCATTCGCGGCAACACCATCAGCGGCAGCTTCGGCATCAACGGCGCGATTTACGTCCGCATCAACACCCCCACCAGCGATTACGTGCAGACCGGGTTCGTCGTCACCAACATGTATTCCTCGATCGTCATCGAGAACAATCAGATCCGTGGCACCGGCGTGGGCATCGAGCTGAACGCCGCGCCCGGGACCGTCGTGCGCAACAACGATGTGCGCGTCACCTCGAGCCCGCTCTGGTGGGAGGGCAACTCCACCGGCCTGGTCGTGGACGGAGGCCATTACGAAAGCACCCTCGCCGGCCTCGGCAACACGCTCCCCTCTTCCGAGAGCTTCCTGCGCCCGCCCATCATGAAGAATATGGTGATCCGCAACTGTCGGATCGTCACGCCGCCAGGCGAGGAATACGCGATGCGCAACGTCGAGCCCATCCATTACGAGAATCTGGCCATCGAGAACGTCACCTTTGATTTTTCGGGCGCCGCCGGCTCCGGCACACCGCCTTGCATCCTCCAATTCACCGCCAGCACCGGCTTCATCAAGATCACCGATTGCACGTTCAACATCACCAACGCGATGAACAAGCGCACCGCCGTGCTCATGACCGGCGCCAGCGCGGACATCGAGTTCTCGCGCAACACCATCGTCGCCCCCGCCGGCGTCGAACGCCGTGGCGTCACCCTCTCCGGCCGCAAAGTGCGTGTCCACGATAACGATGTCGGCCGCATCGATATCACCCAGACCCCCGACCTGCTCCTGACCCGCAACTACATCCCCGGCTATGCGGACTCGGAAAGTCCGCTCGTCATCACCACCACCGGCCGCGCGATCATCACCGACAACGTCATCACCAATAATTCCACCGTGGCCGCCATCTGTGCGGACATCGGCGTGACGAACGGAGTTTTTGCCAACAACACCGTCTCCGGCAATTCCTCCAGCGACATGGTCCGCAGCACGCTCGGCCGGCTGCTCGTCCACAACAACGTGATTCTCAATGCCGGCGCCGGCTACGATTACCCGACCGCGCTCGGCACCGGCACGCTCGCCGACACCGTCGAAGAGCGGGCCCTTCATATCGACATGGCCGACCAGACCGGCTACGGCATCACGCTGCACCGCAACGGCAGCCCCGGCACACTGGGCATCAGCCAGAACAACGCTTTTGGCGCCAGCGATCGGGACACCCAATATTACGTTTGGCCCGATGAGGCCATTTACCACGCCGGCCACGCCTTTTACGTCCACGCGGCCGCCACCGCCACCAACGCTTTCATTTACGGATTCGGGATGAACGGCTCGCAACAATTCATCCTCAACGGCCAACTCTATTTCCAAACCGCCGGCCAAGGCCTGCACATCATCGAAGGCAGCAACGCGCGCATGGGCACCTCCACGCTTTCCAGCGGCACCGTGACGATTGCCAACACCTCCATTGAAACCAACACCCGCATTTTCTGTTTCCCGAAAGAAACGGGCACCTACAACGGACGGCTGCGGGTGACCGCACGAGTGGCAGGGACCTCCTTTACCGTGGCGTCGAGCGATGCTGGGGACTCGGTGGCCTTTGATTGGTTGCTGGTAGGAGTCGCTCCGTAGAAAAGGCTGAAGGCTAAAGGCTAAAGGCTAAAACAAAATAAACCATGCGATCTCCTCTTTCTTATTTCAGCCTTCAGCCTTTAGCCTTTAGCCTTTTCTTAGCCTTCAGCCTTCAGCCTTTAGCCTTCTCGGCCAACTTCCGCACCCTCCGCCCCTCCACCACCGGCTTCGGCTTAATCCCTTCCAGCTCGGTGCACATCGCCGTCATCGATAACTATATCGTCGGCTTCCCCACCAACGCCCTCTTGTCGGCCGTCACCACGGTCGACGGCTCTGCGGCCGGCACCTCGACCGAGTGGAGCGCCATCGATTCGCCTGGTGTTGTGACGTTCACACCCAGCACCGGGACGAACGTGAGCGCTGCGTTCAGCGCCATCGGCAGCTACACCATCCAGGTCACCGGCCGCAAGGGCACTTTCTACAACACCAACACTTTCAGAGTGTTCGTCATCGAGCCCACGATTCAGCCGCCGCCGCCCGATCCGCCTCCTCCGCCGCCCGCCAACATCCCCCCCGTGGTCGTCATCAGCGCGCCGACCAACGGCGCCACCTTCACCGCGCCTATCAGTTTGACGATGGAAGCGACCGCGGAGGACAACGGTGGCCAAGTCACGCAAGTCGTGTTCCGCGATAACGGAACCGTCTTTGCCACCGCGTCCAATTCTCCTTACCTCGCCGTGCTGCTTTCAGCGACTCCTGGTTCGCACGTCCTGGACGCCATCGCAACCGATAACGCCTCCGCCTCCACCGTCGCCTCCGTCGCCATCTCCGTGCTGCCCACGCCCAACGTTCCACCGACGGTCGCGATCACCAGCCCGACGAACTCCCAAATCTTCAATGACTCCACCATCATCACTCTGCAAGCGACCGCCACCGATTCGGATGGCTCTGTTGCGAGCGTCGCGTTCTTCAACGGCGCAACCTCACAAGGCGCCGGCGTATTCGATGAAGGTGTATGGAGCCGTGACATCCCCGCGCTGACCGCCGGCACTTATCAGCTCAGCGCCCGCTCCACGGATAACGTTGGACAAGTCGGTGTCTCACCCTCCGTTACGATCGTCGTTTTGCACGGCACCCTGCCCAACGTCGTCCCCGTCGTCGCCATCACCGCCCCGGCGGACGGCGCGACCTACATCGCCCCCGCCACCATCCCGATCACCGCCTCCGCGTTCGATCCGGATGGGAGCATTGCCAGTGTTCGATTTTTCAACGGCTTGACCCTCCTTAGTACAGACACCACCTCGCCCTATACCGCGTCCATGACGTCCGTCCCCGTCGGCACCTACGCAATCCACGCCGATGCGATGGATAATTTCGGCGACACCATCAGCTCCATCTCGATCAACGCGATCGTCGTGCCCAACGCCCTGCCCATCGTCACGCTGAATTCTCCGACCAACGGCGCCAGCTTCTTGACCCCGGTGACGATCCCGCTGGCCGCAACCGCGTTCGATTCCGATGGCACGATTGTCTCCGTGAAATTTTACAGCTTAACCCTGCTGGCCACGGACACGACCGCCCCGTACACGCACTCGATTCCCTTAGCGGACGTCGGCAACTATTCCTTCCTGGCCGTCGCCACCGATGACCAAGGCGCCACCAACATCAGCGGCGCCGTCTCGATCAACGTTTCCGCCCCGGCCGTAAACATCCTGCCCGTCGTCGCCATCACCGCCCCGGCCGACGGCGCCACCTACATCGCCCCCGCCACCATCTCGATCACCGCCACCGCCACCGACGCCGATGGCACCATCGCCAACGTCAAATTCTATAACGGATCGACTCTCCTGGGCACCGACACCAGCTCCCCCTATGCCGGCAGCGTCTCATCCGTGCCCGCCGGGACCTACGCGATCCGCGCGGAAGCCACGGACAACGACGGCGCCATCGTGAGCTCGGCGACCATCAACGCTATCGTCAATGCCAATGCCGTGCCTGTCGTCACCGTCACGTTGCCGACGAACAACACCCCCTTTATCGCCCCCGCCACGATCGCCATGACCGCCACCGCCACCGATTCCGATGGCACCATTGTGAGCGTCCGCTTTTACCACGGAACAACTCTCCTGGGGACCGACTCGAGCTCCCCGTTCACCGGCAGCGTCGGGAGCGTGCCCGCCGGCATTTACACCATCCGCGCCGAAGCCACGGACGATCTGGGCGGCATTGGCATTTCTCCGACCATCAATGCAGTCGTCACCGCCGCCAATCAGTTCCCCAGCGTTGCCTTTACGACGCCCACAAACGGCGCCGTCTTTACCGCCCCGGTGACGTTTGACCTGGTTGCCAGCGCCTCAGACCCCGATGGGACCATCGTTTCGGTCGTCTTCATCGATAACGGAAGCACATTGAGCACAGACACCGTCGAGCCCTACCTGGTGAGCATCACCCCCAGCGTCGGCACGCACCTGGCCACCGCCAAAGCCACCGATAACGCCGGCTCAAACACCACCGTCAGCGTCAGTTACACCGTCCTGCCCGTCCCGAACGTCGCCCCCACGGCCACGCTCACCGCGCCGGCAGCCGGCACAGTTTTCAATACGGGGGATAATATCAGCTTGACCGCCACCGCCACAGACAGCGACGGCACGATCACCAAGGTGGAATTCTTCCAAGGCTCAACTTTGCTGGGGACCGATCTTACCTCCACTTACGGAATCACTTGGAGCAATGTTCCACGTGGAAACTACAGCTTAACGGCCGTGTCCACAGATAACTCAGGCGCCACTCGTGCATCTGCGACTGTCCTGATATCTGTTGTCGATGCGGCCGTCCCTCTCCTGGTCAACGCCGGGCCGGACTTCACCGTAACGCTCCCCGCCACCGCCGATTTGTCGAGTGCCTCGGCTAGCGGCAACAACATTTCCTCAGTGACCTGGAGCAAAGTGAGCGGCGCCGGCACGGTCAGTTTTGCGAACTCTGCTTTCACAAACACAACTGCAACTTTCAGCGTGGCCGGTTCGTACGTCCTGCAGCTTCTGGCCATTACCGCCGCCGCCACAAATTCAGATACCACCGTCATCACGGTTTTGCCCGCCGTCGTGGTGTTCCCGACGAACTCGTTACCCGTAGAAGTCGCCGGAGCGCAGGGCATCACCGAGACCGTGAGTGTGGGGCTTCAGGACATCGTTCCCTCGGACACCTACCAGTTCTCGATGCAGTATCACCACACCCTGCACAGCACGAATGGTTTCAAGATCCAGTTCAACAACGCAGCCCCAATCAATGTCAACGACGTCACCTTCCCGCCCGCTGCCCGCGAGGCGGCATTCGGCGGCCACTATGGCGCCTGCAGCGTCATCCGCTGCACGAACTCCGGCATCATCGGCAGCACCTTCGTCAGCTCCGGAGGCCTGAACACCATCCGCTTTATCTTCAGCGACACCAACAGTTCCCCCGCCGCCATTCGGATTCTGGCGTTCAATTTCCAACACGCGGGCACAAACATGATCGTCGCCAAATATTTCGCTGACGAAAATCCGGATAATTGGGCTCCGGTGTACACAAACGCGACCCTGATCGCGACGGGCCGCGGCATCTGGTACGGCACGAACCTCACCGGCTTTCAGTCCGACGGGACGCGCGGCGCGATAACGGCTCACTGCACGGATTGTCACGCGCAAGATGGGCGGGACTTGAAGTATTACAGCTATTCGAATAAGAGCATCGTCGAGCGGTCCAAGTTTCACGGGCTGACTCAACTGCAAGGTGAATATGTCGCCTCGTACATTCGCTCGCTGAACATCCCGAATCCAGGGCGTCCGTGGAATCCCCCCTATCAGCCAGGGCCAGGGTTGGACACTAATCTCCTGAGCAGTTGGGCGGCCGGGGCAGGTATATCTGCGGTCCTCGATGACGATCAACTGACCATCAGCGATCTCTTTGGAAGTGTCGTTACGAATACGGTCATCACTCTGACCAACAACGCCAATGTCCGGCAAGTCCGGATCGCGATGCAGCTCCCCGATTGGAATCATTGGCTGCCGAGCATTCATCCGCTCGATGCGTTCGGCAGCAACGCTTTCATTGCGTCGGGCAGCAAGCTCATGACGCAGTACGACGGCGGGGGCAACGGCGCGGCCGTCGGAACGCAGTACCTCCGCAACACGCTCGTGAAAGGCAGTGCCGCGTCGCTCGCAAACTCCAAGTTCATCCTGGCCGGCTGGGTCCTCGAGGGGACCGACTCCGGCATGCCCTATCAAGTTTCCATCTCGCCCAAATCCTCACATGGCACGATCGCCGCCGCGCGCAAAGCCTACGCCACTGCCCTCTGGCAGCTCACCAAGATGTGGGAACTGCACAACGAGTTTGATTTGCAGAACCTCGCCGTCACCGCCGGTTTGTTTCAGGCAGCCGCCGAACCGCGCACCCAATACACCAAGCGCCTCTACTTCGACGCCTCGCCCAACATCCTCGGCCTGTCCCTCACGAACCACGGCATCAACAACAACTCTACCGCCACGTTTAAATATTTCTCCCAGGCCTGGTATCAGGTGCAGCTCTTGATCGATTACGGCAACCATTCGCCGGATATCTTCTACCAAACGCACCAAACTCCTATCGACTGGCCCTACGTGGAAGGTATTCTGAAGGACCTGCAGAATCTCACCCCCAACTTCCCACTTGGAGGGTTGTTCACGTTTTGGAAGGTCAAAGAGATTCAGGCCAACGCCCCCACCTACGGCCCGGACCGCTGGACCTCCGGCGGCTGGAACCCCTGGACCACCGCCAACCCGGACTCGCTCGTCTTCTCCGACTTCGAGGCCTTCTGGGCCGGCACACCGACCGCCACACGCAAATTGGTCATCGAAGCATTCCTGCGCAATTGGCTCTATGAAAACAAACGCTGGACTGCCTCAAAATATTACACCTTCACCAACGCCACCACCGCCGCACTCACCACCGCTGCTTATGTCCCGGTCGACAACCGCGACGGCGTGAAATTCGGCGACAGCATCGTCTCCTCGTTCACGCCGCACAGCGGAGGCTCCTATTACTGGAACAATCTCGGAGCCAACACCGGCCTCAAGATCGACAACACGTTGCAGAATCAAATCCTCGATTGGTGCAAGACCATCTGGCCCGCCAAAAACTGGACGAGCCTCTATCCGCCGTCATCGCCCGCGCTGACGACAAACGACTTGAGCCGCCGCTTCATCTTTTACCAGACGGACAACAATTGTCTGAACACGACCGCGCTCTACAGCCGATTGACCAATGTCGTGCGTCGAGGCGCTGCCGTCGGCTTTAACGGAATTGTTCTCAAAGATCCCAACATGATTTCGCTGAGTCCCAATGCGACTGGTCTGGCAAACCTCACCGCCATCAAGAATCTAGCCAACTCGCTGGGGATGATTATAGCGCCGTATTCGTTGAGCATGAGCGAGGCCGTTTCGACCGCGCCCGTCGAGTTGCGCGAGGCCTTCCCGGTCATCGACACGAAGTTCGTCCGCAGCGGTGGAACCGCTTCGCCCGTGGGCGACCCTGTTCCGGTTTTGGTCAACGGCGGGTTTGAAACCTTCTCCGGCAATCAGCCGACGGGCTGGACGGTCGATGATCCGGGCACAGTCACGATTATCGATACCTCCATCAAACACGGTGGAGCCGCTTCAGTCCGATTGCAGAACACCGGGATCAACCCCAATAAGGGACGGGTCTATCAAGACATCGCTGTCACACCCTTCCGTTGCTACAAGGTTGGAGTGTGGGTCAAAACTTCAGCTTACACGTCTCCTGGCTCGATCAAGTTTTATGTCCTGGGCAACAGCGGCAACGGCAGAATTCTCTGGAGCAATCGCGACGGCGGCCTCGGGACCTCCACGATCATTGGCTCCACGCAGGACTGGACTCAATACGTGATCGACATCAACAGCCTGGAGCAATCCTCGATCAAGCTCTATGTCATGTCCGCCGCCAACGCGACCGGACTGATTTGGATGGATGATGTGACCTTCACCGAAACCGGGCTTTACCAGACCATTCGCAGGTCGAGCACGCCCATCGTCGTCAAAGCTTACGCCGGCAGCCCCACTTACACCGAGGGCTCGGATTATGTCGTAGGGACAGAATCTCTGACCATTCCCGGGGGATCGACCATTTCAGCGGGAGCCAGCCTCAAAGTTTCCTGGTATGAACTGGGCAACACAGCAGAGCTCTTCACCGTTCCAGGCACGATCTGCAATCCCGAGTTCTTCGATGTCCTGGCGACCAACGCGAGCCTCGTTAACTCACGCATGGCGCCCACGGCCTGGGCAGTCAGGGCCAATGAACTTAGAGTAGGAAACTGGGACCCCTCCTGCGGCAATCTCACGATGGGCCAGTATTTAAGCAACTTCGTGCACGGAGTCGAGGGCGTCATCAACGCAGTCAATCCCAACATCGAACGCTATTTCTGGAACGACATGTTCGATCCCTACCACAACGCAACGACCCTGTATTTCATGGACAAGGGGGATCTGACCGGCAGTTGGCTGGGCCTCTCCGGAAACGCGATCGTGTTTAATTGGTTCAATAACAACTCGACCGCCAACATGAAATTCTGGGACGGCCTGGACCCGAGCTTTCCCAAACAGCGCAACCGCCAAATCTTTGCTGTCTATTACGACGCCGGCTCGAACTACGCCGCGAACATCGACAACTGGTTCACCCTCGCAGCGCTGGCCGAGGCACAAGGCATGCAAGGTTGGATTGGGATTATGTACACCACCTGGTCAAACGGCACCGATGGTTTGCCGGGCAATTACGACCAACTTGAAAATGTCGCCAACTACATCAAATCGAAAACGCCGAATCGCTGGCTGACGGGGCCTCCGTTCTAAGGCTAAAGGCTAAATTCTAAAGGCTAAAGTCTGATCAGACTTTAGCCTTCAGCATTGACTCTGCCTCCTTCCAATGAGCGACGTGGAACCAATTGGACCGCCTGCGCCGCCCGCACCTACGGCGACCCAGCGCGACAAACGAATTGGCCTTCACAACCAGAGCCAGCGCCGGATAAATCTTATGTGGGAAACCACGCAAGCGTCGATCGCTCTCAGTGTAGTCGGCGCCAACATCGCCGTGTTATTTGTGACGCTGACCAACGGCACCGCCAAAGAATCGATGATGGCCAACGCCTTCTTTCTCGTGATCGGGTTTTACTTCGGCCGCACCAACCACACCAAAACCGGCGGCATCACCGCGCGAGGCAATCAGGTGCATGAGGAATGAAAACAAAGGCTAAAGGCTAAAGGCTAAATGCTAAAAAAAACACTCATGACTTTCAGCCTTTAGCCTTCAGCCTTCAGCCTTCAGCCTTTTCCCCATGCCTTCAGCCTTTTCCCCCTGGTCTCTCTTCCTGGTGCTGCTCCTGGTCGCCTATGTGATAGGCTGCCGCACCGTGCCCGTCCCTCCGACCAGGCCGCCCGAGCCGCTGCCCCCCGAGTTTGAGGCGATCTCGCTTCTCTGCGAGCGCGCCATGTTCGCCACCTCCACAAAGCGCGTCGCCGAATGCCCGCCTTGCTCGGAAGATTTCCAGAGCGCCGCCGACGTGCTCGATTTCCTGTTGGACGAGCCTCTCATCGAGCGCCAGGACCTGGTCAACGCCCTTAATGCGACGAAGCTTCAGCGCTTCGAGGGCCCCGACGGCCTGGTGCTCATCACCGCCGACGATGTGTTCACCCAGATTCCAGACGTCATCCTCAAGGACAAATTCGGGGACGATGTCACCACGATCATCCACGATCCAACGCCCATCGCGCCCGAGATGATCCAGCCCGTGGCGATGGCCTGTTGGGTGGGATTGAAAAAGGCTAAATTCTAAAGTCTAAAGGCTAAAGTCTGATCAGACTTTAGCCTTCAGCCTTCAGCCTTTAGCCTTTTCTTCAAGCCTTCAGCATTGACTTCCCCTCGTCTCCATGAGCATCACCACCACGCCCGACATCGATCCGCAAAGCCGCCTCGTCAGAGACAAAATCAAAGCCTGGATCGCGCCGCTGCGCCTGCTCGTTGATTCCGGCAAGAACGAACTCGCCGCGCGCGGCTTCCCCGACACCATCGGCGGCGCCGACCTCGACGTCGCCCAGCAAGTCATCACGCAAATCGAAATAGCCAATAACCGATGAAGTGGTCCCCCCTTTTTGCTTTTTTAGCTTTTCAGCTTTTCAGCTTTATGAACCGGATCTCGAACCTCCTAAGCCGCAGCCAGCGCTCGTTGCAAAAGGACACCGGCAATCAAAAGTTCGTCTACGAAGGCGCCGAGTACTTCTGCGTCCCCAACACCTTCAGCCGCGGCACCTCGCTGGTTTCGGGCGGCTTTGAAGGCGCCGTCGATTTCACTCTCTTTGTGAATCAATCCGATTTCCCCGCCGCGCTCACCGCCGACATGGACACCGTCTCCGCCGACGACAGCGGCGATTACACCGGAGATTACGATTACGTGGTCCCGCCGACCGCCGGAAAAAAAGTTGTGTTCCCCGCCCCGCCCCTGGTTGGCCGCGAGTATCGCGTTTTCAAGCGCAACGACGTAGGCGGCGCCGTCTACGAGCTGATTCTGGCGTCCCCGAACCGATGAACCCCTTTTAGCTTTTTAGCTTTTTAGCTTTTCAGCTTTTTCCCCCAATGTCCGCAAACAACATCCTCCCCAAAGCCGAAACCGCCGGCGTCCGCTTCATCCAAGAGCAGGACTTAGGCGACATCCCGAAAGAGAACGTCACCAAAGGCGCCTCCGCTCGTGCTGACGATAGCCCGCTCCCCAACGTCGTTTTCTCCGCCGAGAAAGCCGAGGCGCACATCCCGAATGAAGGCAATTGGCTTGTCTCCGCCGAAGTCCGCATCCGCTCCAATGCCGACGACGACAAGACCGGCGCCCTTCACGAAGCGCGTTGCGATCGCGTAATCGGCCCATTCTTTAACGGCGAGATCATGCACCTCCTTTCCAGCGCGTGTGCTGACTTTGAAGTTTTCCAAGTCGTGGTGAACGCCCCGCAAATGCGCATCAACCATGACCGCTCTTGGATCACCGTTCTCCCGCTGGAGCTCGAGTGCATCGGCCGCGACTGCGAGTGAACGAACCGCTGAACCGTTGAACCTCTGAACCTCTCAACCCGGTTATGATCGAAGCCACCCTAGACACCACCCGCCTGCAAGCCCAGATCCGCGCCCTCTACGCCGAGCTGCCGGACAAACTTTTCCCCGAGATGATCAACCAGGCGATCCTCGACGTCTGCGTCAAAGCCTACGACGAAACGCCTCCCTACACCGGCGGCAAAGGCGGCACCGGCATGCCCGCCGCCAAGCGCAAAGAAATCAAAGCGCATCTCACCCAGGTCCTCGCGCAGAAGTTCACCCGCAGCAAGAGCGGCAAATCACGCAAAGCCGGCCGTGCCCGCGATCAACTCCGCCGCGTCGATCTGATCACCCAGGCCTGGCGCCATAAACATGGCCTCAAAGGTCTTTACGGGGAAGCGATGCGCAAAGCCTCGTCCCGCTTCCTCAAAGGCGCCGTGTCGAGCGTCGGTTACATGAAATCCGTTTTCCTTCCGATCATCCGGACCCTCAACCCGCTCGTGAAATACAAGTTTTATGGCACCCGCGGCGTCGCCCACTGGAGCAACTCCGGCAGCAAAGCCGGCACGTTACCCGCCAAGAAAGGTTGGAACCCAGCCGCCAAAGTCATCATGGACATCCGCATCGCAGACACGCAGCTCGGCAAAATGTCCGCCGTGCAAACCCAGGCCATGCAAAAGGCGATCGAATGGAAAACCGGCAAACTCCGCGACGATCTGATTAAAGCGATCGCCGGCGCCCATGATCGCGCCGGAGTGGGCGGCCACTAAACGCGCGTAGCTGCCGACGTCAGTCGGTGGTCTGACTCGATCTAAAGTGCCCACCGACTGACGTCGGCAGCTACCCCGTTGACTCCCCCGCGTCCCCAATGGCCACTCAAGAAACAATCACGGGCATCGCAAAAGTCTTCGGCATCAACGCCAGCTCCTCCTCGATCGCGACGATGGTCGTCCTCACCGGCGCCGCCACCATCACGATCACTTCCATCGATGGATCCCACGAGTTTGACATGGAAGAACTTACCGGCCAGGACGGCAACGTCGAAACGATTATGGCCTGGAAAGAACGAATCGCCGTTTCCATCAACTGGGAACCCAACGGAGCCGCACGCACCAACGCCCGCACCTCCCTGCTCAATACCAAGCCCGCCATGCTTTCAAAGGTCGTTATCGCCAACTGTTCCGCGCCCCCGCTCGACGGCGACTATAACTATGTGGGCGGCTGGTCCCCCAAGCTTACGCCGACCGGCCGCGTGCAAATCTCGATGAAGTTGCTCGCCCACATCGCCAACCGCGCCAGCCTCACCTCCGCCGTCATCGCCACATAAACATGGACGCCGCCTGGACAAGGGCCGCCCTCCAAGACATGCCCCACGGCTGTCTCCGCCTCCGGCTCGCCCCTTACTCGCTCGGGCATCACCTGATGCTAGGTCAGGTCAATTCCCCGTTCCTCAACGGCGAGCGCGGCAGCATCGAAGATTTATCCGTCGCCGTCCTCATCTGCTCCCAACCCTGGCGCGAATCACAACGCACCCTCCGCAAATGGTGGCTCCCCCTCTACGTTTGGATCTGGAAGCACATCGCTTGTCGCAAGATCGATATCCGCAAAGAGAAAAACGCTTTCCTCGAATACCTCGACGGAGGCCTCTGGTTTCCCGATGCGAATGAACACGTCGGCAAAGGACGCGAGCTGAAGTCCCCGGGCCTGTTCCGCCTCATCGCCAAGATGTGCTCGGAGTTCAATCTCACGCCCGATGCCGCCCTGGACATGCCTATGTCCTTCGCCAACGCGCTTTACGCCGCCGCCGACGATTTGGCCGGGAAGATCGATTTATATGGCGGCTCGGACGCAGAACTATCCAAGCGAGTGGACTTACTCGATGCACAAGGAGAATCCGCATGGGCCTGCTAAGCATGATTTTCAATCTTGGTCTCAACGCGACCAATTATGAGCAGGGCATGAAGAAGGCCAAGGACATCGCCACGGACTTCGGCCACCACGTCACCAGCACCATCGGCGCAGCCTTCGGAGCCCATGCGATGGCGGAGTTCATTGGCCACGTCGTTTCGCATGGCGCCGAGCTCAAGAAGCTCTCGATGCAATTCGAGATCACCGCCGAAGACGTGCAGAAGATCGAAAAGGCCGCCAGCAAAGCCGGCCTCGAGTTCGATGATTTCGCAACCGCCTTCCGCAAACTGGGCGCCGAACGAAAGAGCGCAGGCGAGGGCGACGAGGAAGCCCGCAAGCGCCTCGCCGATTTCGGCGTGTCGCTCGCGGACATCAACGACCCGGCCAAGAGTAACCTGGATATCATGCGCCAGATCGCGACCACCCTCGAAACGATGAAGCTCAATCCCGCGCTGCGCACCGAGCTCGATGAACTACTCGGCCGCAAAGGACAACGCCTGGCCGCCGCTTTGAGATTGATGAACGCTCAGAAGGCGCCCTACTCGAATGAGGAAGTCGACGACATGGCCGAGGTCGACAAGGACGTTAAAAAAGCCAAAGCCGCCACCGAACATTTCTTCGGAGGCGGAGTCTCCGCGGCAATGGCGATCGCCAGACGAATGAAGAAGGGTTTTGAAAAGGATGGCATCCTGGGCGCCCTCGATGGCCTGTTCAAAGACGACGCCGTGAATGAAGAAATCAACGCCACCGGAGGCGCACTCCCCAAGCCGGATAAAGATCCGTTATTCACCCGCAAATACACGCGGGCAGAAAACGACGCCTGGGCGAAAGCAGAAGATGAGTTCTGGGGAATTGGCCCGAAGAAGAAAGAGAAAGCCTACAGCGCCTACGATCCCAAGAATTTCGATGCCCTCGCGAAAATCGGCGGCTTCGGAGCGCAAGGTGATTCGGGCATCGTCGCCGTCGCAAAAAAGCAACTCGTCCAGCTCGAACAGATCAACGACAAAATCGGCGGCGGTGACTTCGATCTGACTGGAGGATTGATATGAGTGTTGCTCTCGTCGGCCAGCCTCTCGCCGTTCTCGTCAGCCGCGAGTTTACCTTTGATCCGAAATACGGTTACGCCTGGCAGCTCACCTACAAAGGCGCTGGGGGACCCATCGAGGGCGCCGCGTATGGGTTCAATGTGATCGGTTTGCGGACAACCGTGACGCAAAATGAAGCCGTCTGGACCCTCGTGGTCGTTTACCCCACCGACCCGGGCGGCGCCGCTGAGATCCCGCTGGACGTGTGGAATCTCTCGACCGAATTCGCCCAGATCGATATCTGGTCAAACCCGCTGCTCATTTCCAAGCTCTGCGGCGCCTTCACTGCCGGCAGTCCAAGCGCAGCGCAAGCCCTGATGGAATTAGCTGAAGACGACGTCGCGGACCTCAAGGATGTCATCAAAGATTTGCTCAAGAAAAACAGTCATGGCGGCCCCGTTGCTCCCTCGGAGTCTGAGCTGGAACTGGTCGACTTGGAAATCTACAAGCTGATCTTGCGAGGCACCGAAGCCTACGAGCAAAAGCGCCCGATCCTAAGCCGACGGCGCACCATTTCGATTACCTACGCCGCGCCGCTCATCATCGATGAGGTCGAGAAATTCTACAGCACCGCCGCGCTGATCGCCCTCTTCGCTGTCCCTGCGCGCGTCGCGTCCAAGCTGCCGGCAAACCCCACCACCAAGCCGAGCTCGACCCAATGGGGCTGGCGCCTGCGCAAGCAGGAATCAACCTTAGTCCCGAGGATCAACAAAGACGAAGAAGTCACCGACTGGATTTTCGCCGCCTGGTCGACACTCCTCTACCAGTACATCACCGTCCCTTGAACACTTGGCAACCATTGACGGAGACTGGCCGCTTCGCCGCCCTCTACCGCCGGATCAACGAACTCGCTGAGATCGTCCTCTCGCACACGCCGACGCCCTCCATTCACGGCCTCACCAATCACACCGCCCTCGGCTGGACCGTCACGCCCCGCGCTGTGATCGAAGGCGGCGAATCCGACATCGAAGTCAAAGCCTTCGCCCTCAAACTCGAAAAAGCCGATTACCTCTTTTGCATCCCGTGGCTGGATACTGAAGTCACGCCCCGCACTCAAGCCAGCGTCGCCGATGCCACGCACTACACCGTCAGCGAGCTGGTCCGCGTCGCCAAGCCCTGGACCCTGCGCCGCGCTCCATTCGATGGCCTCACGCTCAACGGCCAGCTCTACGAATATTTCACGGACGACGATGAGCTTTTCTCCCGCCGGCATGTCACCGTGGGCAGCTATCACGAGATCCAAACCATCGTCGAGCCCTACCGCACCGACGAGCTGGTCTTCGCCGTGAAAGGCATCAAGAACGGCGCTCACATCGTCGATCCGGATGAACCCGACGAACCCCCCGGATCGATCGCCTGGCAGGATATGAACGTGAACAGCCACGCCTGGGCACAAACCTTCGAGCGCATGACCGAGGACGCTGACTTTTGAGAAAGGCTAAAGGCTAAAGGCTAAAGGCTGAAGTTCCCGATCAAGACGTTTTAGCATTTAGCCTTCAGCCTTTAGCCTTTGCCCCATGAACACTGTTCCAGTCTCTAGCCGAGCGCACGCTCTTAAGGAGAGCCGCGCCCACGTCCGCCGCTGCAAAAAAACTCTCCTCATCGGCACCGATGGCTACCCCCTCCGCCGCTATTATACCGACCTCGATTTCTACGGCTCCGTTTACATCTCCTGGGAAGTAACCCTCATCACCGGCCCCGCCGTCTTCCTGCCCGACATCCCGGGCGACTTCTCCGTCATGACCCAGGCCCTGCCCTACCTGCGCATCGATAACCGCCAACGCTGGATCGATGACTTTGTGTCCGGCGGCGGCAGCTTCGATGGCCTCATCGAGGGCGCCGATTATCCCGACGCCGCCGGCCGCTTCTGGACCAACGTCTATAATCTCCAATTCATCGGCCATGCGGGTGCCGCCTACCAGGACGATATTTTTATGGCCAACCAGGCGCCCATGCGCGTCGCCCCCGCTTTGCCGGTGCTCTTGGCAGACTTCACGACCTTCGATTATTTCAGCGTCTTTTTTCAAGCGGTCACCGAGTACGGCAACCCGCTCACAGAGGACATGGTGTTCATGACCGGCAACGGCCGTTCGCTGGTTGAGAGCTTTACGATTTACGATCTAGGCCCTGCCTACATGAATCCTTTCTCAGACGATCGCGCCGAATGGATCACCAACCGCGATGTGCAGCCCGGCAACGCCTATTATCAACAGCCCTCGATACCGTATCCACCGGGCCTGACCGCGCCAGCGTTCCCCGGATTCTTCAACGGCCCCAGCTTCCCGAACTTCACCCTCTACCACAACGGCGACCCTACCGTCGCCGGCCTCGAAGCAAGTTCGCCCACGGACCCCGGCTATCCGCACGTCCCGATCCCCGGCCCGAACAAAACGCTCTGGGGAATTTACGTGCGTTTGAAAGACACCATCGTCGAGACGAACCCGCAGATTGGCTGCACCGTCCACGGTGGCGCCGGCTCGCTGGTCGTCTACGCCTGCTACGCCATGAACGTAGTTCTTTAAGAAAAGGCTAAAGGCTAAAGTCTGATCAGCCTTTAGCCTTCAGCCTTCAGCCTTCAGCATTGACTTCGCCCCCCTCCCTCAATGGGTGTCCCTCTTGAATTCGCCATCAACACTGCCACCAAACGGCTCTCGAAAAGCTCGATTGTCGATTCTCCTTTTACTCTTCCAGGGTTCATCATCGGCGAGACCATCTCTTTCGCCATCACCCTCACCAAGCCAAACCCGGCCGGCGGCTCCGTCGCCCTGTCGACCATCCCCGGCTCCGGAACCTCGGTAAAAGCCACCATCGGCGTCGCCGGCAGCTCCGAGCTCAACTCCGTCAGCCTGGTCGCCAACGGTGACGTGCACGAAGGCGACCTGGCGTTGAACGTCGCCGCGATCCTGGCGCTGACTCCGCCCGTCACCAAAGACCTCGAGTTCGAGATCCTGAGCGGCAGCGCCTATTGGAAATGCCTTTTCACCGTCACGCTCGGCAATCGCCTGGCGACACCCACAACCGTTCCCGCCACGCCGGCCGATGAAGCGCTGGGCAAGAACGAAGCCGCCGCTCTCTACGCCGCCAAAGCCGGAACGACCCAAATGATCTTCATCGATCAAACGGACGGCTCCCTCCATTACGTCGCGATCGTCAGCGGCGAATTGCTCGTCACGCCCATTACGTAGGAAAGGCTGAATTCTAAAGGCTAAAGGCTAAAACCAAAAAAACACCATGCGCTCGCTCCGTCTGATTCTTTTAGCCTTTAGCCTTCAGCCTTTAGCCTTTCCGGCGTCCGCTCTCGACCGCATCACCGCGACGATCACCATCGTCGCCGCCACCGCCAACAACGACACCCTGGTCGTCAACGGCGTCACCCGCACCTGGAAAACCCAGCCCGTCTCGACCGTCTCCACACAGATTGGTGTGACTAACTCAATCGGCGCCGTCGCGACGAACCTCTTCAACCATCTCGCCGCCTATCCATTCGCAAACAACTTGTTGCTCGAGCGCTCCGGAACCAACGGCATCACGCTCACCACGCTCCTGGGCGGCAGCATGGCCGCGAGCCTGACCGGGACCACCTGGTGCACCATCTCGCTCTCGACGGGGACCGTGCCCGTCCTGCAAGCGATCCGCGTGCCGATGTCCAGCATGCCCCTGCCCGCCAGCGATCGGACCAACCAGGCCTCGCTCCTCACCACCGCGCTTTCGCTTTACTCGACCAACAGCATCGCGCCCGCCGCCGTTGTGAATTCCAATTTCGTGAACAACGCCACCGAGCAAACCGCCATCGCGGGCGGCAAGGTCTGGACCGGAACCAACCAATTCGCAAAGATCATCTCCACACCCATCGTCAACTCGCCGATCACCGGAACCTCCACCTTTAACGCCGGAGCCGTCATCGCCACCGATTTCACGGTTGCCGCCGGCGGTCTCTACTACGTGACCGGCCGTGGCAGCATCAAATTTGACAGCGACGGCGTCATCGTCCTGTCCAACGATGCGCAAACAGATTTCTCGCGCTTGATGTTCGGTGGGACGGCCGCGACGTTCCCGGCCCTCATCCGCAGCGGCACGTCGCTCAAGTTCCGCCTGGCCGACAACAGCGCCGACGCCAACGCGGAGCTGGGCACCTTGAAAATCGGAGGCGGAACCGCGATCGCGAAAGTCATGAGTGCGACCGCGACCCTGGACTTCGGCAGCACGACCACGCTCCTCTCGACGGACCTGACAATTACGGTGACCGGCGCCGCCGATGGTGATCCGGTGCAAATCGGCGTTCCGAGCGGCAGCGTGAATGCGAACAGTTGCTTCACCGCCTACGTGAGCAGCGCCAACACCGTCACCGTCCGCTTCAACAATTATTCGTCAGGGAGCATCAACCCTGCCTCTGGAACGTTCCGCGCGGTAGTAACGCATTTCTAAGGGGTTCCAGCGGTTCAATGGTTCAGAGGTTCAACGGTTGACTCGGAGGGGCCTCTCGAACCGTGAACCGCTGAACCGTGAACCTCTGAACCTCACCATGCTCCAAAAACAGGCCACCCCCGACATCCGCGAAAAAATCGCCGAACTGGTCAGAGTGCGGGCCCTCAAAAAAGAGACCGAAGAACGCGAAGCCGAACTTAAGGTCAACATCCTCGAATACGTGGACAACCAGGAAGGCTCGATCAAACACAACGCGACCCTTCTAGCCCTCGTGAAAGAGAAAATGCGGACGGGGATCGATTCGACCTTGCTCAAGACCAATTTCCCCGAGGCGGCCGCCGCCTGCGCGAAGTCCAGCGTTTACCTCCAGGTCGAGTGCGTCTGAAGAAAAGGCTGAAGGCTAAATTCTAAAGGCTGAAGTCTGATCAGACTTTAGCCTTAAGCCTTCAGCCTTCAGCCTTTTCCTTCGCTTTGCCGTGTAGCCGCGACGTGGGGTGAACTTTTTTTATGTTGCCGATGGCAATCATCGTCGAGGATCTCGGCTGGGTCGTGGGGCTGTAGCACCCTCTGTCATCGGCAGATTCTCCAGCGGACTTTGCACGCGGTGTTCTCAGCCTTTCCTTTTCCAATATTCCACCGGCAATTTGAGCGCGAACAGCTTGCGAAAATCTGCCGTAATTAAAGGCATCCAATAGGCCGTATATTACCTGTTAGGCCACTCCGATGCCCACAGCGCGTAAATCGGCCATGAGTCTTCTGGAGCGTTTGCTTTTTCCTCTTGCTCCATCGCGTAGTCGCGGGCGTCAAGTTCTTCCGGGAAGACCATGTAGTCTACCTCCATTGATTGGTAAGCGAACACCATGAATGACAGAGGCTCGTCTTGCAGGACGTTCTCGGAGAGCGTGATTATCCGTGGCCTAACCATGCGCTCCAGCGAACAGCCAGTGTCCGCTTTGGTTTCAGGTCGTGGCTTCATTGGCTGGCTGTCGCTGAGCTTGGGTCGTTCGACTGCTCAGCCCCCGCCAATTTGGGATGCCACGGCGCTCGATGGATGCCCGCAAGGGCGCAATAGATGTTAGCCGCCGCTGCCGTGGCCCCTATTGATACCTCCACCGAAGTTGCTTGGCTCCAATATCGGTATTCAGCCAACACAATTTCGAGCGCATCATCAGGAAGTCCGGAGAGCGTAGAGGCAGCCGAACAAGGCGCTTGAGCCAACGCGGACGAGCGCTCTTGCTTTGCCGCTTCGATATCAGTTTCTTTCATGGTGTGGTTCCGCGTGGCTCAGCTCTGTCGTTCGGCTGCTTTAGTCGTCGGCAGTCATGGACATCAGTTTGTTCCGGGCAGCATCACAATGAGACCGGACGTACTTGTCACGCGGTTCCTCAGTCCGCGCTCGACCTTCCGCAAATCCAACACACCAAAGCAGGAAGTTGATTTCATCACGAGTGAGCGTTTCGTCAGTTTTCATGGGCCGGGTCGCTGATCTCTGTCGTTAGGCCAAGCATGGCGCGCCGCGTCGTTCAACCATGCGCTGAAGCCAACGCGGGGGAGCCCACTCGCTTTATGCCAAAGTCGCGCGCCTTGATCTTCACCATGCGGCCATCGGGGTGATGCCATACGATGCCTTCGATATTGTGAGCCGCCAGCCACGCTTTCAGTCCATCGAAAGTCCGTGGGGCGTCCAGCACATCGCATCCATGCGCGATGAGTGTGTGAGTCGGACGGCCTTCGGGGTTGCCTTGCACTTTCGGCCCGATGAGTTCGTATGTCCCGTCGTGCAGGTGTCCGCCGGCCACGTTCAACGCTTCACGATGCCACTGGTCGCCGCTGTCGTCACCGACCGGCATCCAGCCGGGCCAGTGTCCAGTTGTCGAGTCGGCGTCTTGCGCTGGCTCGAATCCTGGCGGAGGTGCCTTGCCTTGCTTGGCGTCGTAACGTTTGTACAGACTGCCGTCGCGCACCATGCAGCACGTGCCGTCGTACTTACGAGTTGCCACGCCTTCACCGGCAGCCACCCACTCGGCGCCCGGCACGATTTCATTTCTTACTAGGCGATCGCCGTCGTAGTTCCGTTGATACAGGCTGATTATTTTCTTCATCAGCGGGCCGGGTCGCTGAGCTTGGGTCGTTGGAGCGCCGGAGTGCGCGCTTGGGTTTGCGTGGCTTTCCTTTCGGCCAGCCACCGAGTTTTGCATTTGCGCGAGCGGCGCGAGTCTTGGCGGGCGTCGAGACGCTTCCGAGCAGCGCGCCCGCGTTGATTGGTTTTCCGCAGTGTGGGCAGTTCATTTTAGTTGCGTGAGAGGTTGAGAATCGGGCGCAGATACTTTTCAGCAGCGGCGCGGCCTTCTTTCGTCTCATTGAACATTTTAGAGCAGAACACGCTGCGATCCATTTCGCTGTTCGTCTCGGACTCGAAAGCCTTGTGGAGTTCCACGAGGTTTTCCCAGTTGGCTTTGATCCACTTGCCGCAGGCATCGAAGTATTCAGACGCGCCACGCGCACCGGATTCCATCGCCTTGTTTATCTGTGCATTTGTCAGGTTTGTTTTCATGCCTTCACTCTATACCCAACGCTGGCTATTGCAAGAACTGTTTTCATTTATTTTGACCTCTGCCAGAGCCGGGCGCTCCAACCAAGCGGTGCAGCCAATGAGTGCCGCTCTTGAGGGTCGTAGAGGTTCATGGCCTGGATACCGTTGCTAATGCTCGGCAGCGTTGAGTGATCGATGCTCATTTGCCGTCTAACAAGAAAAGGAATGTAGATAACCTGGAGTGAAGCGGCGGGAGGTGTGGATTGGATTCAAACGCGGGCACTCCGCTTCGCTCCAGGTTGTCTGCATTCCTTTTCTTGTTCGGGCTCAGGTTTTCATGGTCTGCCATCTTTGCATTTACAGGTCCGCAGACACTTGGGACAGATGGTTGGAGCTATTTCCTTTTTGCATCGCACCTCTCGGCCCGAGGAGTCCACATACAGTAGGTCGCCGATCCGCAACGGCACAAATTCAAAGTCGCGAGCACACGAGATACATTTTGAAGTATTCGTATTCGCCCGAACAAGAAAAGGATGCAGCGAACCGGGCTTAGCCTCGGTGGTCGCAACGGTGACGGTGACTGCTTGTTCAATGATTTCTGTATTCATAAAAGTTTCCGGTTTTGCTCGCCCGGTCGCTGATCCGGAGCGTTAGCCTGCTCGCGTGTTCCACCGCTTCACCAACGCAACTTTGGCTTCGAGCATTTCCTCGTTTTCTTTCCCAGCCGGCCAGCACACGGGTTGCTCCTTCACCCCAAGTCCGCACGTGCCGCATTTGAGCCTGTATCCATAGAGCCGCCCGGTGTTGATGTATCTCATCTCGCAGATTTTGGGTATGGCGCCGCAAAAGGGGCAGGCTAACAAGTCGCTTGAGCCAACAGCCTGCCCCGCTGCCGACTCGCCGCTTGGAAGCGGAGGACGGCCAATTTTGTTTTCAGGATTCATAGAAGCCTTTGAGTTCGGAGTCGCTCTGAGCTTTTACCCAGGCTGCGATTTCGAGCATTGCTTGAGACCGCATTTTCTCTGCGATTGTCAGCGCGGCGAGAGACGACCTGGGAGGAGTAAGCTTATCCAGTTCGGTGCGAAAGTAGAGCGCGACCGCGCGCCATTCCTTGATGCTGCCGCTTTCGATCCCTTCGTTGAGATCGTTGGACAGTTGCAATATTCGTTCTTCGCTAACGACGCGCTCCAGTGAGCCCGGCGATTGCGTCTCAGATTGTTCAGCGTTCTCGCTATACCAGTGTTCGGCCTTTCTTGGTCCGGTCGCCCATTCGCCGGGTGGATCCGGCCACTGGCCGAGCACGTCCAACATTTGTGAGAGTTTGTCCATGTCGCCTGAGTCGCATAGGAGCGCGCCTTCTGGGATTGCTGGAATTGTATGGTCATCTGCCGTGTTATCCGCGAGAGCGTGCGCAGCGCGGGCCACTTCTACTAATGCCGCCACGATTGTCTTTCGGTCCGGTTGATTCTCAGTGCTCATTAGATTTGCCAGTCCGGTCGTTCGGCCAACACCGTCGCGCAGCTTCCACGAGCCACGCGCAAAATTCGTCAGTCGAACGATCTCGCCAGGATGTCGAACCGACGCTCCACAATCGTTTGTCGCCACCTTGCCCGCGTAGGGTGAGCGGCGTGTGAATGTCGCGCTTGGAGATTCCATGAAAGCAGAGCCAGGTCCTTTTGATTGTCAGCGGATAGCCCCACCAGGACTGCCAGACGGCAATCGTCCACAGATCCCCATCGCTCCGGCCAGGAAGCGGGAGCTTGCAGGCATCCCATAGCCTCGAGTGGGCTGGATGTTCGAGAACGCCGCCACATTTTCGCAACCATTCCACGCACAGCGGCCCGAGTTCCTTTTCGCCTGGCACCGGCTTTGCCTGATGGGCGCAGAAGGCCGACCAGGAGCGGCAAGGGGGATGGGCCACGATTGGCATCCCACCGTCGAACGTGCTCACGTCGCGCGAAGCATCGTAGCACTCAACACCGTCCATGCGCTTATAGTGACTCGTCGATTTGCAGCACAGCACAGCGATGGGCCTAACAAGTCGCCGGGGCCGGGTCGCCATACCAGTGCTCATGATTTGCCCTTCGCGCGCCACCAGCTCGGGGCTGTCGGCAGCTCGATCAATTGCGCCCGTCTATACAAGCGATCTTCTACCCGCGCATCCCATTTACCGACCCAGTCTTCTGGGTGAAAATTCATGGTGATAATCGTGAATCGACCTAGCCTCGCTTCAAGCATCAACCTCAGATTCTCTCCGGCAACTCCGCTCTTCATCTCATTGGGCTCGGAGCCCACATCATTCAGCACCAGGAAGTCCGCTTCGATGCAATCTCGCCACGCCCCATCTCGTTCCTCGGGCTTGGTCCCTGCCAATTCCGACCACTCTAGGCAGACCGCCTTTGGGGCATCAGTGCGCCACCAACCATTGCAATAGGCATCAATGGACCATTGTGCAAAGCAGGTAAAACAGCCACTGCCCACGGTCGTTTTGCCATTGCCGTTATTTCCGGTGATCACGAGCAACGTGGGATCAGTGCGCCGATTCCGAAGCGCACGGCAAACGAATATTTTGGCCTGTTCCACCATGTGTTTGACCTCGGGATGCTTCACGACCAGGCCGAAGGTGAATGCCTTCCAGCCTGGCCGTGGCCTCTCCGCGGTTGGCTGCGCTTGCTCAATTGCCTCCGTTGCGCCGTGCCCGGCCAGCGTAGGTAAATTGATCCCGGTCAGGACTTCCGTCATGCTTTTTGCCGTTTCCATAAGCGCTCTTGGTTTTCTGGGATCGGCTCCAGCGATACCGAATATGGCTTCTCCAGTTCGTGACTGCCCGGTCGTGCCAGTCGATCCAATTAACCCCCTCCAGATCGTCGAATATCTCCCCGGCAAATTCTGCCGGGACGTTCTCCATCGCTGCCCATTCGATTGCTTCGGTTCTGGTGGCTGGAATCCCATTCCCCCTTTTCTTTGTTTCGGCTTCCGGGGGCTCCGTACGTACGGACGGGGTACCTGAAGAAAGTACTGGGGATTCTAATGGAGTGTACTCTGGGGTGTACAATGCCCTCCCCTGCCGTGCCCCATCTCCCGGCGCGTCGTGCCCCATCACCCTCCCCTGCCGTGCCCCCTCACCCGGCGCGTCGTGCCCCATAGGCAATTTTTGCCTCTCCGGTTGGCCTTCGTCCCATAAATCCAGCTCCTCCGAGTGGTGCAGTTGGTAACGACTGGAGATCCGAACACCGTGTTTTCCGTAGCGCTCAGTGCTGCTTATAAAGCGCTGCTCCTCCAGGGACCGCAAAGCGTAGCGGACTGTTCTCTCCGAAAATCGTGTTCGGCTGGCCAGCTTGGAGAGCGATGGCCAGCAAACCCCCTTCTCGTCCGCATAATTTGCCAGGGCGATCAGCACGATGTTATCGGTGGGGGAAGAAGGACCGTTTTTCCAGTAGTCCGTCATGAGTTTGTTGCTCACGCCGGAGGCCTCTTTAAGGTTGAAAAAGTGCCCCTGGTCACGGCTTTCAATTTCGCGACCATTGCTGACAGGGCCTGACGAATCCGCTCGGTTGCGTCAAAGTCAGATTGCCGTTGATTTCATAGACCGGCCCTGGTTGCAAGGGCAGCTTGGTGGAATAGCTGTTCGCCAGGGTTATCCCGCAGTGTTTGCATTGCTGCTTCCAGTGGGCAAAGGGCGCTTTACCGAACCAGATCGCCGCCGGCTCGTGCACCACCACCACCATAAGGGCCTCCGCGCGGCTCATAACGTCACACCCAAGCTGGGCGCGCTATCCAAGCGCTTGCTTCGCTCCTGGAGTGGTTCGCTCATGGCTGCATTTCTGGCATGGACCAGGGTTTCTCCGTGATGGACCAACACCAGTCATCCAGGCACTGGTTATGAATGCGGATGTCCTGGTCATCCGGACCCAGCCGCAAAAAAGGAATGGCGCCCGCCTCCACCAGGTTCTTGACGTATTGCCGCGGCTTCTGCAACCGAGCGGCCGCTTGCTCAAGATTCAAGAATGGCGTCTCGGTGGCCATTGGGGGTTTTAGGCCGCGTTATCCAAGTCCGCTTTCGCAAGCCGCCGCAAATATTGGCTGACGGACAAGTCCTGCTTTTTAACGTGCTCCCGGATTTGCGTGAGCAAGTTATTCGGGATGGTGATCGAGGCGACAACCGTGAGCCGCCTTTGTTTGATTTTGTGCCCTGTCTTCATTGTTGGACACAGTACTATTCTGTCTATACAGGTCAAGAATATTATTGCGTATTACCGCAATTTAGCTTTAATTGAAGTGATGAAACCAAAAAGGAGCCCGGGAAAGACTGCTATTTCGGTCAGTCTGGAAAAGGAGTTGCTCGATAAAATCGATGAACGAAGCAAAAACCTAGGCATTACCCGATCCGCTTACCTCTGCAACTTGGCCCGCAATGATCTGGCCAAGGGCGGCGAGTTCGTCATCGGCAAGAAAACCGCAAAGGAAGGACACGACCCGTTCGGCTCACACAACCGCGTTAAGAAAGACAAATACGAATGAACACCACCACAGAACCAACCTTCATAAAGTGCCCGTGCAACCATTGTGGAGAACACATCGAGTTCGACCAAGACAGTTTGGGCTCTGACACTGGGTGTCCGCATTGCGGAATCACCACCCATCTGTACATTCCGCAAGACAAACAAAGCAAAGCAACCAAGAAACGCTGGTGGCAGTCTAAGCCAGCCCCGCCGCTGCCTGTAAAACGATGGGTTGGCCGACCGGAACGCCCATTAGGCGAGATATCTATTGGTGCGCTCCTGTTCTTGATCGTGGGTTTTTTCGTGCTCGTTTTCAGCACAACTTCAATCCACCAGATCCAAGCGATTCTGCTCTTCGGCTTTGGTGGGTTGTTCCACGTCGTGCGGATCGTCGGCCACAGAATTCACAAAACGGTGCTTGCGACTCGCATCAACAGCGACCTCATCGAAGAACATACGCGCAAGCTGGTGGAACAGGGCCTGCCGAGAATCGCCCACAGCTTTTCAAGGAAGGAAGACAAACCGAACTCCAACGGATGGGGAACTTAACCACAAAAAAACACAACAGGAGAAAAGCAAAATGAACAAGACCCTCATCATATTCGCACTGGCAGTTGCCGTCACGTCGTCAGCTTTTGCTGGCAACGTCAAGGGCTACACCAAGAAAAACGGGACCTACGTTGCGCCTCACAAGCAGACCGCGCCCGACAAGTCCAAAGCGAACAATTACGGCACTAAAGGTAATACTAATCCGTACACCGGCAAGAAGGGCACGAAGTAAGTTCCAAAGGGCAAAGGCTAAAATCGTGGGCTGGGAAACCAGCCCACTGAGGACCATGACCTGGCTCCGCATCGCAGATCGGCTCAGGGGAGCGGTAGCCTGGCAGGCCTGGCCAGAAGCGCCGTGGCTGCCTCGTTTGATCGTCTTATCTGATGCTGCGCGGCCTGCAATGAGATTCCCTGACTCCGAGCCAAAACGCGTAGCGGCGTATCGAGACGCGGAGGCGCCACACGCCGAGCAGCTCGCTCAAGCAGTCGAGCAATTCTTAAAAGGGTATTCGCTGCCCGTATTCGCACCGCCCGCCAGTTACTTTTTGTCGCTGCGCTTTCATGTCGTGAGCTTCCTTCTTGAGTCTGCATTTGATGGCGTCCTGGCCGATCCCAAGCCGGACCAGGCTGCGGTCGTGCTGCGGCAATTGCTAATCGAGCGATGGCGAGATTACGGAGCAAGTTGGGCGATTGGCTTCAGTTACGTGGAGCATGATTTCGATGATGAGGAGCACTGAAGTCAATCAACTTCGGAAATGAGCGCCCCCATCGCCATCCGCGCGGGCAGCGTCCGCGTGAAGATCTATCCCTCGATGTGGCGCGGGAAAATCCGCTACGAAGTGCGCGATCATTTCGGCGGCCGTCGCCACACCCACCGCCGCAAATTCACGAGCAAACCCGCCGCGCTGCTCTATGCTCAGCAGCGCGCCGTCATGATGGCCAACGGCAGCAGCGCCAAATTCCGCCTGAACGATGTGCAAGCCTGGAAGGCCGAGGAAGCCAACCGAATTCTTGAAGGCACGGACAAGGATATCATCGATGCGGCGAAAGAGTGTAGGGCCAGGTGGCTTGTCGACACCGCCCAGCGCCTGGCCGATAGCCCGCTGGTCAGCACTGTCCTTGAAGATTTCCTTGCCGAGAAAAAGCGCCAGCAGTTGAGCAGCTATCATCTGCGCGACCTCGACACCCGCCTGGGCCGCTTCGCCTCGGATTTCCAATTGCCCATCAACCGTGTGCGCCGGCCCGAGCTGGTGGCCTGGCTCAACGGGCTCAATGTGGGCGCCCGCACCTGGAACAATTACCGCGGCGCGCTGGCCTCCCTGTTTCAGTTCGCCAATGAGCGCAAATATTTGCCAGCGGAGTGGGAGGAGCTCAAGGGCATTCATCCGGTGCAATTGAAAAGCCGCGCGGTCCGCCTCTTCACGCCGGAGCAAATGCGCCTCTTGCTCACAGAATGCAAAAACAGCTTTCTGCCCGTGCTGGCGATCGGCGCCTTCGCCGGATTGCGCAGCGAAGAAATCCAGCGCATCAAGTGGAGCGCTTTCAAATGGGAGAAGGGTTACATCTACCTTTCGAGCGAGATCACCAAGACCAGCCGCACCCGCACCGTGCCCATTTTGCCGAACCTGGCCGAATGGCTCCTGCCCTGGTCTGAACTCACCCGCGAGGTCTGCGGCCACAGCAACCCAAGCGCGCTTAAAACCGCCCTTGCGCGCCAGCTCGGCTTCCCCTGGGAGATCAACGGTCTTCGCCACAGCTTCATTTCCTACCGCCTAGCGTTGATCAAGGATATCGCCCAAGTGGCGCTGGAGGCCGGCAACAGTCCGAGCGTGATCCACAAAAGCTATCTTGAATTGACGACCCCCGAGGAAGCGCGGAAATGGTTCGAAATTCGTCCCAAAACTGTCACACAAAATATCCTCCCCCTTGAATTTCGCTAATAAACATAGGGCTTTCGTGAATTCTTCGAAGGGTTCCCCACCCTATACGCTCCTGCTGATCGCGCTGCCCGAATCTGCCTTATTCCCTAGGGTTTACGCGCGTTACAGCGTTTTTAGCGCAATTTCGGAGAGCTCGAAAACCCCCTCCAAAACCCGATTTAGCCCCTCAAAATCGTCCCAAATCGTCCCACACCTATGAGCGCCTCACAGCCAAGTTTGTGTGAGTGCGTGCCTCAGAGATCAGGGTGTTGTTTGAGGTGCCGAAGAAGGCGTAAGAGATTGCGAGATCCAGAAAAGTTTAGGCAGCAACAACGAGAGCGAGCCCAACGCGCATATTGGAGGAATCCAGAAAGGGCTAGAGAGAAGGCAAGAGAGGCGAACAAGCTCTGGTATTGGAGGAATCCAGAAAGGGCCAGGCAGAAAGCCAGACGACAGATCCATGACCCAATCAAAAGAAGCGTGGTAAATAGGCGACAGCGGCTCAAGCGCCCACGTGCTTGCAAAGGCTGCGGTGCAGTGATGCCGCCCGGACAACGACGCGGAAAATACGCGATCACTGCGATGATGGTTCACCCAGAATTGTGGGCTGATCGAGGGAGTGGAAAGCATTTCTGTCCGAAGTGCGAAGAGATGAAGCTCGCAGCGGAACAAGTAGTCCGCGAGGCGAAGATGGCAACACGCGCTTTTCTAAAAGCGCAGGAGAGAGAAAGACTCTGCGACTGCGGTAAGCGTGCTGTCCCTGGAAAGAAAAAGTGCGCAGCTTGCCGGATGCGCGCTTGGAGTCAGAAATATCCAGAGAAACGAGAGCTTCATAGATTTCTTTATAGAGCTCGCCATCCTGAAAGAGTTCGAGAATTGAGGAGTCAGCGCGCGCTTATTGCTCGTCGAAAGCGTGCTGCTCGACGACGCCTCGCTGACCTGAATTTCGCTATCAATGCCCTTAACTCAATCCAAAACAACACATGAAAGAACTGATCAAAACCAGCAAACAGACGGCTAGCAAATTCGTTGAGGAATTAAAAGCAATCGGCCAGTTGCACACAGAGCTGTGCAAGCGCTACGTAAAAGCCATCAACGAGTTTGAACCCGGAGAGCTGCGCGGACACATGCGCGAGCAAGGCGTTAAAGATTTCGTGCTCGATCTCATGGAAAACGTCGGACGCGGCCTAGTCATCCCTGAATTCCTTGCAATGGATTCCCCTGCGATAACCCGTGCGATGAAAGCGCCCATCGAGGAGCAGCGCCGTATGGAGAAAGAAGGCGTCAGGGTAGTCGAGATCGTCGGGAACAAGACGCGAACAGTCGTCAAGTCTTTGGCGACCATGAAGCAAAAGGAATCGAAGCTGGCGATCGACCCCAAAAGAGGTCAGGTCCCTATCGAGGAACAGGAGCAACTTCTCAGAGAAAAGGCTCAGAAGGGACCTGAAATATTTGTCCGTCCGCCGTGGTTCGTGCTCGGTGGCATATTGTTTGTTCGCAAGAACGCCCAAATTCCGCGTGAAGTGCTTAAACAGATCATCAGCGATATGGATAAAGCCGACGAAGAGAAGAAGAAGACACTGGAAGCCGTCGTAAAGAAGCGCCAAATCGTGAAGTGATCGTTGCCGAATAACCTCTTGTTGGTCGAACAAAGGAGGTAGGATTCAGGCGGTGGCTTATTGACTAAGCTCCTGCCTGCATGCCCACAGAACACTCCGGAGGATCTCCGCACATAGGCTTTGAATCCAGTTCGAGCCCAAAGGGAGGAGAATGTTCCGTCCCCGTCGCCACCGCTGACTTCGATTATTCCGCCCTCGATTCAGATGAGGAATTGCTCACCGAGTGCGTTCATCTCGACGTCGACATGCGCCCGCGGTTGCACAAAATAATTGAGCGCGCCGTGGCCTTAGGCCGCGCCGACGCCGTTTCCGCCACGATCATTTTAATCCTCGATAGTGACAACCCCAGAGCAATGGCCATGCAAGTCGATTGGGCCACGGGCGGGTATGTAAGCTCTGGCATCTCCATGCCTCAAATCGCAAAAGAGCTAGGCATCAGCAAGCAAGCCTTCCAGCAACGTGATCGTCGCATCCACGAGATGCTGGACCTACGCAAGACCAGGTGTATGCGCTCACAGGAAGCCAAGGACAACATGCGCCGTGCGTACAAGGGCAAGGGTAAGACCAAGAGCAAGAGCTTATTCACCTTCAACCTCAGATCATCAGCCTTGTCCATGGTACGCTACCTACGCCAACAGGTCTTAGCCTCACCCATCCCCACCTGGCCTAAGCCCCGTCGCAGTGCCATGCGCCTCGAGCTCCAACCAATCATAGATATCCACTCACAATTGTGACCCTTGGCACGCCACCGCACGCTCCCCAGCCGCCCCTGGTATGCGCTATTGGTGCCGCCCCGCCCGTCAAGGAATCTATTCGCCGGCCGCAGGAACGGGTTACCGCGCCATTTCGGTAGATTTTTATGAAGAGGGCAAAAAGGGCATTTCAGTTTCAAAATGAAGAAAACTCCCAAAACCTTCCTGGGTTCCGGCACCACCTTGATCGCCTGCGAGAATCTCAAGCGCCGTTGTTATGGGATGGAAATCTCACCGGCATACGTCGCCGTCACGCTGCAACGCTTTGCCGACGCCACGGGCAAAACTCCCAAGCTGCTCTGATTGACTGAGCGCCTGTTGGCCTCATGGCCGACACGTCCCCCGGCACCATCGCCTCCACGCAGCTCTGCAATCTCACGCATCTCACCGACCGACGGCACCGCCAGCTCGCGCATGACGGCTATTTCCCCCCGCCCGTGCGTGGGAAATATCAATTCGTCGCGACGATCCAAGGTTGCTTCAAATATTACCAGGAGCGCAGCGAGACCCAGATGGGGGACAAGGTTAAGTTCGAATCACACCGAAAGCTGAAGCTTCTAAACGACCGCAACGCAGGAACGCTAATCCTCACCGCGACGGTCGAGCAACGGCTGCACGAGATTGCCGCCGGGCAACTTAAAATCCTTCGACAGCGTCTCGAAAACGAATACCCCACCGCAGTGGCGGGCATGGACCCAGCGCAAGCCCGGGTTTACGGGAAGAGATTGGTGGACGAGATCTGCTCTCAGATGAGGCAGCTCGTGGAAAAATGGAAAGACTAGCTGAGGTTCCGGGGTTCCGCGGTTCCGCGGTTCACGGTTACCGCTCCGTCTTCGATCCGGTCGGGCGCGATGCCTTACCGCCCCCGTTGCCCTTGCCCTTGGTCATCGCAGACTTGGTTGAATTGCCGCCGCCGCCTTTACCGCCCGTGTTTTGCTTTGTTTGTTTTGGCATAGGGGAGGGAAGTTAAAGGCTGAAGGCTAAAAGCTAAAGGCTAAAACGTCTTTGATCGGGAACTTCAGCCTTTAGAATTTAGCCTTTAGCCTTTGACTCCGCCCCTCCTGCGTGTCCCTGCGCGCCTCCTTCGCCTCCGCCTATTCCACACCCGACCGCCGGCCGATTTACGAATGGGCCGCTGAACACGTCACCCTCCCGCCCGTCCTGACACGCACCGGGCTTTTCCGCGTCGAAGACTCGCGCCATCTGATCGGCCCGTTCGATGCGTTGGGAGACGATCACGTGCGGACCGTCACCGTCCGCGCGCCCGTCCGCGGGGGGAAGACACTGCTGGCCGACATCTGGCTGCCCTGGATCATCGCCAACGACCCCGGCCCGATGATGTTCAACTGGTGGAAAGACGAGATGGCCGATCAACACTGGGAATCGCGCCTGCTCTTCGTCCTGGAAAACTGTCCGCCCGTCGACGCGCTCTTCCCCGCCAATCGCCACCACAAGAAAACCGGCGAAGTTATCTTCAGCAACGGCATGCCGCTCTACGTGCAAGGGAGCGCCGTTTCAAATCTCCAGGGCAAGGGCGTCCGCTACATGGTCAACGATGAGCTCTGGGGCTGGGAAGCCGGCCGCCACAAGGAAGCGATGGGCCGCCTCGGAGACTTTGAGGAATTACGCAACTCGAAAGTTCTAAACATCTCCCAAGGCGGCACAGAGGACGACGACCAGGATACACTCCAACGCGCCGGCTCCCAGGACGAATGGTTCGTGAAGTGCGAGAAATGCGATCACTACATGGATACCCTCTGGTCCCATCACCGCGCCGATGGAACGCGCTGGGGCCTGGTGTGGGACGTGCACAAACTTCCCTCCGGCCTCTGGGACATCCCCAAAGCGATTCCCACCATCCGTTTCGAGTGCGAGAAATGCGGCCACCCCCACATCGACACCACGCGCAACCGCTCCGAATGGAACCGCACCGGCAAGTATCTCACGCAGAATCACGACGCCCTGCGCGCCCACAAGAGTTTCCACTATTCGGCGCTCATCACCCGCTCCTGGGCATTGCTGGTCGAAGATTTCCTCAGCTCGATGAACGCCTACAAAAAGGGCGTGGCGACCCCGCTCATCCAATTCTTTCAGAAATATCCGGCCGAGCCCAAGAGCGAACGCGGCCTCATGGAAAACTCCCGCGCCTTCGCCAGCGCCGTATATGAGGTCGACTGCACGTGGCCCGACGAAGCCGGCTGTTTCATGACGTCGGACCGCCAGGAAGAAGACGTGTTTTGGTATGTCGTCTGTGCGTGGTCCCGCGCGCCCGAGGTCCGGCGCCTGGCGTTTGGCAAAGCCTATTCGTTCGCAGAGCTCGAGGAGATCCGCGAGAAGCACAAGGTCCAGCGCAATCATCATTGCATCGATTCAGGGTTCAAGCCCAAGGGCGACAACGGCGTTTACGCCGCCTGCATTCGCTACGGCTGGATCGCGGCCAAGGGCGTCGCCGGCGAGAGCGGCGAGGAAGTCTTCTTCTTTCACCGCACCAAGAGCGGCAAGAAAGTGCAACACAGTTACGCCGAGCTTGTCTATGGCGATCCCGAGAGCGGCGCCGCCGGCAGCGGCCGCCGCCAGGCGCCCTTGATCCGCTTCTCCCGCCCGACGATGGGCGACCGCCTCCAAGCCATCATCGATAACGGCAAATGGATCGGCCCCGCGGGCCTGGACGAAACGGAGCTCGAGAAGGAATACCGCCGCCAGATGGCCAGCGAGTACAAGAAACGCAAAGAGAACAAATTCACGCACGTGATCAAGCATGTGTGGGTGTGTCCCTCGGGGAACAACCACGCCCGCGACTGCGGAGCGATGCAGGTGCTCTGCGCGACGCTGACGGATATTTTGCCGGATATGCTCGAAGAGAAGGCTGAAGGCTGAAGGCTGAAGGCTAAAGGGGGGGAGCGCAGTCCTATCCTGCGAGTTTGGCCAAAAATAACGCACGACGTTTCGATATGAGGCGTTTTGATTGAGGCCTCCGCTGTCCTGACACGGGGGGGGAATTGACTTTGGCTTCATCGCCAATGTCGATCAACTATCTTCTGGGTCAATCCCAAGAATCCCTCGAGGCCGCGCTTTTGAGCGCGCAAGAGGATTACATGGAGATGACCGCGATCGTGGGCGCCGGCATGGGCGACGTGAGTTCGCAGCGGCAGACGATGGGCAGCCTGGAAAAACGGATCGAACAAATCCTGCGCGCCCTCAACAAGCTCGACCCCGAGAAATATCCCATCGACCAGGTAACGAGGAACGAACGCACCGGCGTCGCCTTCTCATGAATTTTAGCCTTCAGCCTTTAGCCTTCAGCCTTTTCCCCAGCCTTTTCCCATGAGCCAAGCGCCCTACAAATTCACCGACCGCCGCTCTTCCTCCGGCTACGCCTCCTCGAACAACAACCTGGTCCGCGCGGCCACGCAGAACACCGACCGCGCCGCCATCCCCGCTCTGGATCACGACTTCCACCGCAACATTTCCAGTTACGGCCGGCGCACCTTGATGAGCATCAGCCGTTACCTGTTCTGGAACTTCCCCGCGATTCAAGGCGCCGTCCTCGAGCAAGCCAACCTCGCCGTTTCAAGTTTCATTCCGCAGTATTACGGCCGCAACAAGCTCGGCTTCGGCGACCCCGCGGAGAACTGGCTTTTCGAGTGGCACAAGATTTTTGACATCGAGGGACCGCCCTACGATTACGACACGTTCGTGCAGCACCTCATCATTGCCGATTTGGTCGATGGGGATATCGGCGTGATTCTGACCGAGACGCCCGACGGCTACCCGATGATCCAGGTCATCCCGGCGCACTTGATCGTCACCCGCAACAGCGAGAAAATTGTCAGCGGCGGCCCCTACGACGGCGCCACGATCATCGACGGCATCATCGTCGACGAATACACCCGCCCCCTGGCCGCCCGCATTTACAACGATGACTCGGCTTCCTCGACCGTTCACACCGACGTCAGTTTCCGCAACATGATCCTCTCCTTCTGGCCGATCGTGCGTGGCCAGAAGCGCGGCCTCCCCTCGCTCGTCAGCGCAATGTTTGATTGGCAGGATGTGGCCGAAAGCCGACAGTTCGAGCTGGTCGCCCAAAAAGTCGCGGCCGCGCTTTACCTGATCGAGAACAATGAAACCGGCGACATCGATGAGAGCAAAGCGATCTTCAAGACGGCCGCGACGTTCGACGCCGACACCGGCGCCAAGACCGCCAACGCCAAGGAAAAGCTCACCGGGGAAATCCGCCGATACCGCGCCGGCTCGGGCTCGAAGATCGAGGCCTTCCGCGCGGACCGCCCGACAGGCAACCAACAAGCTTTCGAGGACAGAATTGTGCGCTCTGCCTTCGCGGGGTTGGAATGGTCTTTCGATTTTTGCCTCGACCCGAGCCATGTAGGCGGCGCGCCCATGCGCGTCATCGTGGATAAAATCTGCGCCGTCCTTGAAAAACGTCAGCGCATGGTCGGTAAAGTTTGTCGACGGGTTGACGGCTACGGCCTCAGCAAAGCCACCAAACGCGGCGAGCTCCCTGCCGACGCCGACTGGTGGATGTGGGAATATCAAGGGCCCGCGCGAATCACAGCGGACCGCAAGTACGAGTCGGACATCGATATCCAGGAAATGCGCAACGGCATCAAGACACGCAAAGAAGCGTGCAGCCGGCGCGGCCAGTACTGGGAGGACGTAGACGCGCAGCGCATGCTGGAAGTGCGCAGCGACCTGCAACGCGCGAAGGACCTCGCCGCCGAGTTCGACATCTCGATCCAGGAAGCGATTATCCTTTTGAGCGCGCCAACTCCCAATGGCAATTTGCCCATGCCTCCGCCCGAAGAGGCGCCGGCACCCGCAGCCGAATGAAGAAGTCCGGTCCAGTGCTTTACGTGGACATCCCGCGGCGGCCGCTTCAACCGCTCATCCCTCCGCGCCGACTCTCCTGGCGCAAATGGATGCAAACGCTCCGCGCCAAGCTCGAGAAAAAAGGCTAAAGGCTAAAGGCTAAAGGCTAAGGGGGATTGACTTCGCGCATTCCGGCATAAATGCGCTTACTGCTCCTCTGTCTTGTTTTAGCCTTCAGCCTTCAGCCTTCAGCCTTCGCTTCGACCATCACCGGCACCATCCGCACCCCCGCCGGCACCGGCCGCATCACCACGGTCGTCTTCTCCCCGCTCTCGACCCCGGTGACAGATTCCACCGTCATCGTCTCTTCCACGCAACAAACCGCCACCTCTGATTCCAGCGGCGCATTCTCGATCGTCCTGAGCACCGGCGATTACCGCGTGACCATCGGCGGCCAGACGCGCGACTCGTTCCTCATCAGCGTCCCGAACGATTCCACGATTTACACCCTCACCGAGCTGATCAGCACCTTCCGCGTTTTCCCGGCTTACGTGCTGCGCATCGGCGATACCATGAGCGGTTACCTCACGCTCTCCGGCTCGCCCACCAACACTTACCACGCCGCCACGAAGGGCTACGTTGATGACTCGATCGCCGCCCATACCTCGGGAGAGACCAACACCGCCTCGAACGTCGGCG